TATTATTCCTATAATAAGTTAATTAAAAGTTTTTCATCTAAGTTGATCTTAAACGCCGTTCTTAATCAACAATAAGGTGTCCACTGGACAATTTTATATCTGGATTATACCACAAAAATCCAGATATAAAGTTTATTTACGTACCTAAACCCGCTGCAATTTTTTGCGTCGCAGTCATATTTGCAGAGTTCATTCGACCACCGCTTTTCACAGATCCTGTTGAACCTGATCCTTGACTAGACGTAAATAAATGCGAAGCTGATTGAGATAAATTCTTTACCCAGTCGTTAACCGACATAGGTGTTGTGCCATCTTTACCATAAACAACGCTTCCTGTTGAGTCGTGTGGCATAGCTTGTCCTTCAACAAGTTTAAACGCTGCACGACCACGTAGTAAAACATCATCAACCGCTTCAGAAGTGACACCAGCTTTTGCTGACGCAGATCTTAACTCATTATCGATTAGTAGAGTCTCTAATTGACGATTAGCAACATCATTTTTTGTCGTTAACTCAGTTACTTGCGTATCATACTCAGCTCTCATAGCTGTAACACGCTCTGTAACCAACTCATCGACTTTTCCTGCGTCAATCATCTTCTTATCTCGCAATTTCTTAGCTTTAGATTTAAGATCGTTGTACTCGTCCATATCGACTGAGCCAACTTTCGCTTCAAGATCTGAAATTTGCTTCATTAAGCCTACGTTATTATCTCTAAATTCATTTAACTTGGATTTATCGACTAAACCGTCTACTTCTAGGACATATTGTCCATTATTCTCTACATATAAGCCTCTCAGAGACTCATCGATACTGTTAATATCGTCTACTTTTGCTTTTAGTGTCATAACAACCTCTGGTTATTCGTTAATAGTCCCTTCTAAGACCCTCTCAGTCGGTAACTTTGCTTTCTCTTCTTCTATTGTTGTATCCGGAGGAAGAAGCTCTCCTTTTTTCATATTATATAGTAATGTATCTAAAGATATAACCCCTTGCTGATACGCTTGGATTATAGCATTTAAACCTTGATGATCTAGTACATCATCTAAATAATCTTTGTTGACCTCTACAGACACCTCGTCTGGGTCAAAACCTTCCCAAATAGCTACAGTTTTAAGTATTTTAATCATACCTGTTTCAACTGATTGGGCTATATTTGTTAAGATAGATGCTTCGCTACTGTGCCTAATTTTCGCTGTGTGAGCTGACTCTACAACTTTAGAATCCTTCTCGAACAACCTTGCAGACAAAATAGCCATCATTTGTTCTTTATGTTTTAGCGCATTCTCTAACGCAGTCAAACCTTGACCTGTAAACTCTAAGAAACCTGCTTTACTGCCCGCATCAGGTAGTACCCAAGCAGACGACGAACCAATCTTTAACTCTGTTTCATTTGGATCTACACCACTCACCCAAGGTGTGGGTAATGCTGTGAAATGTCTTCCGTGCTCTAAATCAGCGCTAGATCTATAGTGACTTAAGTTAACGTCTATTAAATCTAATAACGGCGGTCTAGATATATCTTCTGTAACGCCGTCTGGCGTCACCGTAAAAAACGGTATGTTATCAATTTGAAGACCTCTATTTGACGGTGTATATGATTTTATGATTGACCACTCAGCGGATTTATCTGTTTGAGACCAAACATTAACTGAGTAACCTTCATCTGTCAATACGAGTTCTCTGTAAATGTCTACAGGTGAAAACTCATATGGATCGTCTTCAGCTGGCTCTAAAACTGTCTCTAACAACACTTTAGTGTTATCCCACCAGTTTACGAACGACTCCGTTTGATAACCTACTAAGTAAGGTCTACCACCGTCTTCTGCTCTATCAACAAGAACTGAGTATCTACCTGTTAGTAGCACCTCTTGTAGCATTATCTTCATAAATTGATTAATGGACACACCAGTATTTGTGACATCATCTAATAGATGCGCCATACCTTCTGGTACCTTAATCAATGGTGGTCTCCTCAAGACTTATCCGACTAAACCTGCAAGGGTTCTAGCTGTCGCCCCATAATAAAGTGCTCTGTCTCTATACGAACTATACTCAACAGCCGTTTGACCGCTGAGTGCTGGTAAATACATTTTACCTTTTGCTTTTACTGTATCAGAGCCTTCATACGTGTCACGAGATCGTGTCCAACGCACAAAATTTGCTGTATACTCTGGATGAATTGAATTAATTGGCATAATTTAAAATCCTACTACTTTAGCTAAAGATAATCGCCTGTCCGCTGACAGAACTCTATATCTTAGCACATCATAATCGTGGTCTACTGCGTTAGTATCAACATCCTCTGGATTTTTCTCTGACCTAGGCAATGCAGGCAAGTTAGTAATTAAATTCCTACAAGTTGACGAAACATATAACCCCGCTTCTTCTTGTGGATGTTGTAAACTAGCTTTTAACATCTGCCTAACTCTAGATAGACCATTTATTCTCGAACCTGGTTTTTTATCTGACTTAACCCACCTGACCCCTACTCTCTCCATATCTTCTGCAATAGATTGACCATTTTGCACGTCAAATATAGCGTTATCTGCAGGACCTGGTGTTGTCCTATATTGTAAACCCATTTCTAACTCCGCACGCTTAATTTTTCTAGCTATCTCACCTGCGGTCTCTCTAAGGCCTTCGCCCTTAGCATTTGCGCCATATAACTCAGCAATAACAAACACCGTTTTTGGTTGAAAAGACCTAACTATTCCATCTGCCATAACGACATCTGAACCGTCTGACTCCGCGAACCAAAGCACTGAATATGGACTAGACGAACCCCAATCAAACCCTCTATTTATTTTCCAACTACGAGGAATCTCAAACGGCTCTACTATGTGTACAGCAGGCGACCATATATCGTCTACGGCACCACCTGCTGTAATCGCCCAGTCGCCATTGAGCATAGCCTCAATTAAGTGGTCTGAACCTAACCCTCGTAACCTATCTGCATAATGCGGGTCATTCTCAGTTAGAGTCTTATTATCTGATAACTTAGCTGGTACATACTGCCTAATCATACCACCGTCATGCGACTCTGTTCTCCAAGCACTCTCGCCTTGGTCTACAAAATTCTTTTTCCAAAAATTATGTGCTATACCACCAGGGTTTGAACAAGCTAAAATCCTTGGGAACATGCCAACGTATTCTTTAGGTACCTTTAATGACCCAAGCCTCACACGAGATCTAAGAAATCTATAAACTTCCTCTGATAAGTGAGTGGATTCATCGACTGCTAAAAACCCGATTTGCGCACCTTGATAATTAGTCATATCAGAATCGTGCTGACAATGGGCGAGTGTTATTCGTGATCCATTTTTAAAGTCAATAGAGTTATCTGACCAGTTGATTTTAACTAACCCATCATCTACAAACTCTTTAAGTAATTCTGGAAAACCACCAGATGTTCTCATATGGTTAGCGATTAACTCTTTATAGGTACGTCTAAAAATATACGTTTGTAGGCCAGGTATCTGTATTGAATACACAATAGCGGCTACTCTCAACAAATGTGACTTTCCACCACCTGCAGCTCCACCATATAATATTTCAGTCGCACTAGAATTTAGCGCAGCGTATTGGCGAGGGTGGAGAGTTAAGTTCATTAATCAGACACTTCGTCTGTCAGCATAGACACTTTAAGTATACCAAAGTCTTGGTGTACGTCTGCTTTAATCTCCATAGATTTAAGTTTTGGTTCTACGTACTCAGCGACTGTTTTATGGCACTGCATTTGTATACCTTTATCCGTCTCTTTATCTGTGGCTAGTTCAACTAACGCAAGAAGTGGGTGATAACCTGGTGTACGCTCATGAAGCATTTTTAAAATTCTGTTCTCTGTATTAGCTAGCATAGTTTATATTGTATTGCCTAATATTTATCGTGATTATACCATAAAAGGTAATAAAGCATTGAGATATTGATACTTACAGCCCTCGCCTACTTAGATATCTAGATATTAGATATCTTGATATTAGATATTGGATATCTTGATATTAGATATTGGATACTTACAGCCCTCGCCTAATATGCGGTTTTAACATATGTGTATAAGTCGGCCCAGACGAAAAAATTCCGGACCAACATAGGGCGGGCGGCAGGCCTGGCCAGGGCCCCCAAATATTATACATAAAAAAGCCCGAATTTTTTAGATTCAGGCTTCAATTTATTTTTTATTTATTTTATTTTTAAGCTTCGACTTGAGTTTTTTCCCACTCACGATAGATCGATTTGAAAGTAAATCCCTTGCGAGCCGAATAAACTTGGCCGTAAGATAATCCAAGCTCTTTAGCGACAGCATTATGCGATAATTCCCTGTGCTCGCCGATCATCATGTCTCTAGCATCGGCTTCAGTCATTTCTCTCGTCGATTTTGGCCCGCGATTTCGAACCGGCGCAACTTTCATTGAATTAATTTTTTCGATAATTTCATTCAACTTTTCGGCCACATTTTTAACTGTTAATTTTGACTCTAAATTTAATAGTTCAATTTGAGCTTCAACTTCATTAACGATTTCATTTACTTCTTGATTTTTATTTGACATATTAGTGTCTCCTTATTATTATTTAAAGTGTGATTCTTTTTATTTGATCACAGTTTTATTATACCGTATTAATAATATATTTGTGAGTTTATTTCATTTAAATTCATAAATACTTTGCATGGCCAATATAGTTATATGTGAACTGTCTTATACAAGAGTTTTCTAATACATCTATATTAGATTTAGCTAATACAAGAGTTTTCTAATACATCTATATTAGATTTAGCTAATAACCTCAAATCCTTATATTCCCATGCTTAAACTCTCGCCCGCATTCGCCCGCATTCGCTAATTCATGAGGACCCATGCTTAAACTCTCGCCCGCATTCGCCTACAAAAAATAACCAATAAGAAAACCGACTGTTAAACCAATTGCGATACCACTTATTAACGTCGCTTTAAATATGTGTACTCTTTTGCCGTTGATGTAACATCCTGTTATGTTTGACCTTCTATTAAATTCCCCTAAAACATTCATTGATAAACCTCAATATCTAATTCTTCAGCAAGAGTGTATATCTGATCATCTGTAAGGTCCTCGTTCATCTGATTGAATAACATATCATGGTAACAATCAATTAGTAGTTCACTTGGTGCGTTATCAGACTCTATTTTAGCAATCTCATGTAACGCTTCATCTTTAGTTAGTTTTGTTTTTGGCATGTCAGTTTCTCCTGTTGTTATTTAATTTTTGACAAGGTCATTATATCATATTATTAATATGGGATGTGATTAAAAACATGGCTCCACTAATTTTAATTTTCACTGTGGTATTACCTACTCTCGCCCACCTATGCGGCGAAACTCATGGAAACCCAGATGGCGGGTCCACTACCCACCTAAGAAGCCTCACATTCGCCCACTCGGGAATTCCTTTAAGAAGCCTCACATTCGCCCACATTCGCCCGCTCGCCTTGGAGGGCTCACATTCGCCTTAACAGACCGCAAAACGATAGAGCGTGATAGAGCTAATAAAATTTGTCAGCCGATATATTATATGACTAACTAATAAAGCTTTTAATATCAGCTAATTTGACGCACTCAGCTATATGATATGTGTATAGCATGTTTATAACCAATTGCTGCAGCAAAGGGCGAGTGGGCGCGTTGGTTAGAAATAAGATAATGAGATACTTAGTGTTGAAATGTGAGATACTTAGTGTTGAGATATTAAGAGCCCTCGCCAACTCGGTCCGGCTAATTCTTCTGCCTGCCGCCAGGTGTAAAAAGAGGGCGAGTAGGCGAGTTGCTAAAAGTAGAATAAGCGAGGGTTGCTAAAAGTAAAGAGGTTTAGAGTTGCCAAAAGTAAAGAGGGCGAGTTTCTATTGTCACTATAACTTGCTACCAAGTACAAAAAGAAGGCGAATTGGCGAGTAACCTCTATTACCACTTATAACCACAAATACTGTGTTTTGTCTTTTGTCTACTAAAACTTTCAGTTCACCCGGTTTTTACCATATTAATACTAGCCTTTCTTGATCGGAAATAGAGATAATAAAAAGACAAAAGACAGCACTAGCACTTTACCGTTATATATCAATGGTTTACGTTGTCTACTAATCGTCTACCAGCTGCGCTTTGGATAGCTGCGACATTTTTCCCTCGATTTAACCTATATTTGGTACTTTCTCAACTTCCCTATTTTTCATCAAAAGAAGACGATCGTACCATTTTCCTAGTAAAATCAATGACTTACGCTGTCTACTTTTCGTGTCTACTAAATCTTTAATCAGTCCACTTGTAACCACTCAGCCAGCCCGCACTACTGTCTACTTTTTTATTTCCGCATGATTAATACGGTCTCGGACTCACATATTTGATGCCTTTTTTGGCATAAACCCGCAAATCTCAAAAAAAGACAGTGCTAGAAGACAGCAAAAGAAGACAAAGTAGTTTAAGCTAATATTGGGCGAATTGCAACGCTTTTACGCGCTAAAAAGGCCATTAAAAATGACCTTTGGTTTTTACTGTTATTTGGTGGTTTTTACGCTAGCTAACCTTCGAAACCCTCTTTTTACGAGTAGAATTCTTCAAGAAATTAAAGTCAGATTCCTCTTCTTTGGTCATCACACAAGTCTCGCTTATCTCT